AAATTTTATTATTTTCAAATTTTGGGGTCAAGCCCCTCTAGAGACTCTAGAACATCGAACATGCTTTAGGAAATAGATTGAACACTTTAGGCAAATCACGAACACCGAACATTAGGGGCTTTTTTTCGTCCTACGGACTGCAAAATTTAACCTTCTGCGCATATCTGGGGCAAGTCTTTTTTTGTTGTTTACCTATTTTTTTTGATTTTTCTTGTGAGTCGCGTAGTACACGAGCATGAAAGTTACGGGTCGGCAACTTTTTTGATAAAAATTTATTTTTTATTTGACTTGTGTAAGTATATTGTTGTAATTTGCATACACAATTAATCAAATGGGAGTATTAATGAAAAAAATGAAATTAAATGTAGGTGGTCATAACTATACGATTATGATTACACCATTAGAACACGAAGATGATGATAAGGAATTGTATGGTAGACACCTTGTTAAGAACAATATTATCCTTATTAATGAAGAAATAGACGATTCTAGACAAAAAGAAACCTTAGTCCACGAAGTATTGCACGCAATCTGCTATAATACAGGTTTAGAGCATAGTGAGAGAATGATTGAGGCATTAAGTAATGGTTTATTCCAATTAGGTGTAGCAGACTATCTATGGCGTAAAGCACAAAAAGAAAAACCGTTAGAACTATGAGTAAGTTAATGGATAAAGAGACTGAAAAAAGACTGATGGATATGTTACGTGAAGAAAACAATCAACTAATAGAAAATACTAAGAAAGTTGAAATGAAGTATAAATTAAAAAAAATATTTGAAGAATTACGTGAAAATGTTAATATACTTCATAAAAATCCAAAAGCAAATGATTCTTACGCTGCAATAATGTTTATGTTAGATGGATTAGAATATTTTATTGAAATGGAAAATCTATCAAAACAAAAAACATTTGAAGTATTCCGTAGTTTAGAAGATAGAATCGATAGAGAAGACCAGGAGGAGTTTTAATGGAAGATAAAGCATTACAAGAAAAAGAAAACCTTGGAATGAGTCAAAAAGAATATATTCTTGAAGATGTAGTAGGATATATTAAAAAAAATTACCCTGAAACAGATAAGTTCTTTCAAAAAGAACTGAATAATATGTATTTGACCTTTTGTAGAAAACAATACGATTATGGTCCAAATAACATAGCAATGGGTACAATGCTTCAAACAGATGAAGAAATCAAAATGTCACTATTTAGTATCATTGTTCGATTAAATGATAAAATCAATCGTTTAACAAATTTGTCAATGAAACACGACTTAGATGCAAAGAATGAACCAATTGAGGACGCATTCTTAGATATTGCTATCTATGCGGTTATGGCATTAATCGTTAACCAAAGAAAATGGGGAAAATAATATGAGTGAATACGAATATAAGTTAAATGAATATTCTGTAACATTAACTCCAAAAGATATAGAGTATCTTAGTTATGCTTTAGAAAATCTTGGACTTGGAGGAGTTGATGAAAACTATTACTTAAATGATTGCGGATTATTTGTATTAGAAAATATTTGGAATCAAATAAACGAACAAGAAAAGAAAGCAGGTAAGTGATGTCAACAAAATGGACAGAACAGGAGATTCGCATATTAGACCAGTATGAACGTACTGCAAAGTCTGCGTTTACTCTTTACCAAGAAATACGTATTGCTGGTTATAATAGAACATATAAAGCAGTGACACGTAAATTAGAATCTCTTGGATTAAGAAAACCTTACAGATATACTACAGGTCACGAAAAAACAATTGGATATCTAGATATTGAATCTACTGGATTTAGTGCTAATATCGATGTTATGTTATCTTGGTGTATTAAAGGTAGAGGAGATAAGAATGTTGCTGGCGCTAAAATTACTAGAGAAGAATTAATGTCAGAAGAACAAGATGCACGTATTGTAGAGCTACTAGTAGAAGAAATGAATAAATATGATGTGATTATGACCTATTATGGTACACGTTTTGATATTCCTTTTATTAGAACTAGAGCACTATATCACGGAACATACTTTCCTTTATATAGACAAAAGGCACATAAAGACTTGTATTATGTGGTAAAATCTAAATTAAAACTACATCGCTCTTCTTTACAAGCAGCTACTGAGTTTTTTGGTATTGCTGGTAAAACCAGAGTAAAACCTGATATGTGGAGAAAAGCTAGATATGGTGATGAAAAAGCAATGAAGTATGTTTATGACCATAATGTTGCTGATGTAGTGATACTAGAAAAACTACACCGCAAAATAGAAGATTTTGCACCACCAATGGTGAGACCACTGTAATGGCTATACGTAAATATAAAAAACCAACAGCTAAAGACTTGGCATATAATATTGCGTTATTAAAACAAGATATTATGGTGTTAAATCAAACTATTAGTGTGCTAGATTCTGTTGTAAGTAACTATGTTGAAATGAAGAAAGATACTGATAAATTCAATAAGTTTTTACAAAACAAAATAGAAAAAAAAGCTGAGGAGGCAAAAGAAAATGAGTGATAAAGAACAAAAACTGACTATCATGAAAGATGATAAAGAATATAAGTTCTTGTATTCAGAGTTAACTGATGAAGCTAAAGCACAGTACAATAGAGCAAATGAATTAGCTGGACAATTAATGCGTTTAGAACAACAAGCTAACGAATTAAGATTTCTTGCTAATAATTATGTTCGATTTGTTACTGATGAGTTAGACAATAAAGAAGTTGACGAAAAAGAAGAAAAATAAGTAAATTATGAGAGAACGTATAGTAAAAGGTGTCACTCATTACTTATATGATGACGTCGATGAGTTTCGAAGATACCAACCAAATGTATCCTTAGTTACTGATTGGCGTCATTCTAATAAAGGTGATTGGATAGAAACTGATGATGGACAAGTATGCCAAGTATTATATCTTGGTGTAATGAAGAAGTCAGATAGAAAAAATGCAAGTACCTATATTAGAACGATTATGGGTTCGTATATTTGTAGTCCTAAAGTCTATATTGAAGGCGATATGAAAACAAATATGCATACTTTTGCTACTGATGGAGAATCTCCTACAGTAAGGAAAAGAAACAGAAAACATGTTACTGATAAAGAATTTTTATTTGGTAAGTATGTTGCAAAAGGTGATGACGTTGTAGAAGCTTATATGAAGGCTTTTCCAAGCAAGAATGAAGAATATGCAAAGTCTCAAGCAAAGTTATTATTAAAGACAGAGAGAGTAAAAGAATTGATACGAGAAGAAATAGATAGATATTTGAATGAAGCTGAAATTACTCCTAAGTATCTATTAGAAGAAATGAGAAATATTATTGACAAGAGAGATTCTTCGGATAGAGATAAATTAACAGCACTAAATACATTAATGAAAATATCTGGAATGATGGATACAGAAAAGACAACTGAATCTGTTACAGTATTCCAAGGTTTTACAAAGGAGCAATTAAATGCAATTCAAGAATCTAAATACGAAAAACTGGCTGAAGTTAAAAGAGATAGCGAAAAGTAAACGTTGCCATATTTGTTCTTATAAACTAAAGAAAACTGCTGTTTATATTTGGAATAAAAAAGCAAATGATACTACACATATTAAATGTTTTAATTGTTTAACTATCTATAATACTGATTTTAATATTACAGAGATAGGAATACCACAACAGATAGGAGAAGCATGAGACTAGCAGTTTATGGCACATTAAGACGTGGATATCCAGATACAGGACGAATAGAAGGGTTCAGTCTTGTATTTCCTGGTACCAAATCATTTCCAGCATTAATTAAAAATACAAAAGGTAAAGGTGCCGTTGTAGAATTGGTTGATGTTACTGAAGATGACTTAAATCAATATGATATGTATGAAGGCATTAGAGATGGTTTATATATCAGAACCACAGCTGATGTCATATTAGATGATACAAAAGAGAAAGAAAGATGTTGGGTATATGTAGCTGGTCCATTATTATGGCAAAGTTCAAGTATGTTTACTGAAGTACCTGATGGTGATTGGTTATCACGTAAAACATTAGTTATGATGGATAGAGTATATGAAAAAGAATACAGAGACGAAGAAGCCAGAGATTTTTAATATTATTCCTCCAGATTTATCTGCAAAGGAACAAGCATTAGAATTAGCAAGAAAAGATATTGTTACTTTTGGTCAAATGTTTTTACCAGAAGACTTTATGAAATCAACACCAGCTCCTTATCAATATGAGTTAAGTAACTTGTTATTAGGTGAAGATAAAAGACTTTGTATTATCTTGCCGCGTGGTCACGCAAAATCAACATTAGCTAAAACAGCATTATTATATAAACTCTATTTTAATCCACCTGACAAGAAAGAATTTATTGCTTGGGTATCTGAAGAACAATCTCAGGCAATAGACCATATCAAATATATTCAAAATCATATTGATATGAATCCAGCATTACAATATTACTTTGGTGACTTAAAAGGAAGTAAATGGACTGAAAAAGAATTTACTACTGCTAGAGGTGATAGGGTAATTGCAAAAGGTACATCTCAACGTTTGCGTGGTCGTTCACAATTAGGATTACGTTATACTAATATTATTTTAGACGACTTTGAATCAGAGTTAAATACTAAAACACCTGAACGTAGAAGAGAAATTAAAGAATGGGTTATGTCAACTGTAGAACCAGCTTTAGAAAACTCAAAAGCAAATGAAGGTTCTATTTGGTTAATTGGTACTATTGTTCATTATGATTCTTTTTTACAAGGAGTTTATGATGGTTATTTGCAAGCAGAAAAAGAAAATAGAAAGTCTGCTTGGGAAGTTTTATATAAAAAAGCAATTGTTGATGGTATTCCATTATGGCAAAGTTATTTTACAAAAGAAAAACTAGATAGTATTCGAAGAAGATTTACTGAGATGGGTCTTGTTCATAAATTTGCACAAGAGTATCTTAATGAAGCAAGAGACTTAGAAACTGCTAAATTCCAAATAGATAGATTAAATTATTATAAAGGTGATTTAGTTTCTAGAAATGGATTCAACTATATGATGATAGATGATTCTGCTATTCCAGTAAATGTCTATATGGGAGTTGACTTGGCATATGAGTCTGGTGCAAAGAATGACTATCAGATTATTATGGTAGTTGCAGTTGATAGTGAACGTAATTTTTATGTTGTTGATTATTATAGAGAACATTCGCCTTTATATGATATGCCTAAAAGAATTGTTGACTATGCTAAGAAATATAATCCAGTACGTAGAGTAAATATTGAAAAAGTAGGTGCTCAAGGTTTAGTAAAGGATTATGTAAATCAATTAGCTGGTAAAGATAGAAAATTAGCTCCTGGCTTATCGCAAGGAGTTCGACCACCTAGTGGTATCAAAAAAGAAGATAGAATAGAAGCATTACTATGTCCTATTGTTAATCGAAGAAAAATGTTTATCAAAAAAGAACACGCAGACTTAGTTGATGAGATGTTTGAGTTTCCAAAAGGTAGACACGATGACTTGTTAGATGGATTATGGTATGCTATTACTACGGCTAAACCGCCAAAAAGTTCCGCAATAGATGCAGATAAGTTAGATGAAAGAATAAGTAAAATAGAAGATAGTTATGCCAAAAGAACAATTAATTGGATAACTGGACAAAAAAATTAATTTTTTACTTGACTTTAACGACGAAAATTTGTTATTTTTGACGTAAAACAATTATTGGGAGTTTATGGC